GACCTCTGCAATCGCGACACTTTTGTCCATGCATTGAGAAAACCTACAGATCCTGAGAAGTTCTGTAAATTCACCATCTCTGGTTAGGAGAAGCTTTTCTTCTAGCCCTGCTATTCCAAAGTAGTAGAAGGCGTTACTACTTTCCAAGGACCCAGTGCAAATTCAACACTGACTATTGCTTCTATGCCTGACGGCAACTGCGTCCTTTACGCCCTTTGTTCCCTTGCTTACAGAGACCCTGGTTGTCCCTCTTTTGATACCCTGGAATCTGTCTTCTCTGCTATCTCGTCCAATGGCCACATTGATATCGTTTTAGCTAAAAGACTATTCTAGATTCTTAGAGTGAACTTCCTTGAAGCCGCATCCTTCTATGAAGCTGTCAAATCGACTAAGTTGCAACACTTGCAACATAAGGATGCTAATGGGCTCCCTCTTCTTCCCGCTGTTATCTACTCTCAAAATGATGAGGAAACAGGCCACGTCGGTCTGGCACTTGGTGGAAGAGGAAAATTTAAGAAGCTTTTCTCTTACTCTAAGCTTCATGATGCCCTTCTCTCTGTCCTCAAGCCAAGCTCAGCTCCTATTGAGGAAGTCAAGATTCAGACTTCCCAGGTTGTTAAAGACACCAAGGCCCTGAAAAAGCCTAAGAAATAGCGAGCTGTTAAGATTCTCTCTCCAAAAGAAAAGTTCTTCATAGATGTGAAGCGACAGGTCTAATTGACCAACACATAGAAGGCTTTTTCTGCTCTTCCTGACACTCACGAAGCTGATTAGGAGTTTGACACTCTATTCGCTTCTGCCATGGCCTTAGGTGAGTTCCTTTCTGTTCCTGACGTTAAGTCTAAAAGACAGGCTTTGATTTGTCACGCTTTGTGCAAGGATAAGTCTTCTTTCTGGTCCAAGGAAACCACTGAAAAGCTTGCTGTGAAGAGGACCCTCAAATTAGGATCGACTTCTGGTCTTGCATCCACTTAGTAGTGGCCTTGCTTGCCTGATGTTTGCTATCACTAAGATGAGCCCCTTTCCCTGAAGAACTACCTGTACTTCGCCGTCTTTTGTGTCTTTGTTTGTTTAGTCTATATTTATTATAGATCTTTCTTCAAAGTTCACAAGACCGTTACGGGTTTTGTTCCACGCTGTTTCTCTCGTAGAGTCTGCGTATAGGATACATCGACTATCATGTCCTTGTACACCACGCCCTCTAATCGTTTGTTGTCTCAATCCCAAGGGGAGAAGCCTACTCTTTCAGTTGAAGGAACTGGTTTTAGATCCTAGGTCGTAGCCAACATTCGTGGAGTTCTCTCTCGAGACATGCTTCAGACCATTGCTGGTTTTGGACTCCCTATAACACAGGATGAGGCTAAGAAGCCGTCATCTTGTCATGGGGGACATCCTGCAATGAGGACCGTTATTGATAAGATTTATGCTTAATAGCTCAATCGACTCTTTGACGTCTCCAGGAAGCTTGACGGAACAGTTGTTGTGATTTCTTTAGGATGCAAGTTCGCCAAGACTGTTACTTTGTTCTCCCAGCTTTTCAAATAGGACTACCAATTCTTTTACGGGACATTTGAAAATGCTGCTAAGCACAACTAACAGCAACAGTGGAAGGTTGTCAAGGCTGCGTTTGAAGACTTTTAACGTCAATACCCAGACTTGCGTGGAAGAGAATTTTACAATGCCTGGATTGCTGAATGTGCTACTTAGCACTATGACTTGCCTAAACAGCGACCTCTACCTGATGTTGAGCTCTACTCTATCAGACCTTGTGAGACCAGATATGACAGAACCTATTACGCTGAAAACGAGCATCGAGTCTTGTCATTTGACTTTTCTTTTACTTCGATTGTGAAGTATCAGTTAATCCGGTCCACCGTCTAGGATTTTGAGAGTTCTCTTGGGGAAGATGATCTTGATAGTTTTTAGGGTAAGAAGATTAATTATCTTCTTAATGATGTCCATTATTACCTCAAGTCCTGGACCCCTAAATTCTAAGATGCGACAGTTTACACCTCTGGAGGAGAATTCCCTGCTATGCCTGGTTGTTACCAGTTGCCATGTGGGGATGGAGCATTTCGGGTAAGCTACACTGGATCCGGATCCCTTGTAGTGATGTCGACTAACGGTTCTTAAACCTGTTATTCGCACCCAAATGTGTACCTTAATGATCCCGACGGTCTTTATGACTATGGGTGGTACAGACATTTCTTTGACGTTCGACCAGCTGCCAACTGGTCTCTCAAGGAATATGTTCTCCCTCCTTTTTCCAGTAGCAAATCTGTTTAATCGGCCAAGATCCTTTCCTACATCGGTGAGCTTAAGTCTACTACCCTGTAGACAGCTATCAGCAGGTTTGAAGCTAATGCTTGGGATGAGAAAGAGACTTAGCGTCTCATTGAGACTTGGCAAGGAAATCCCTATCTGAGTGAGGAAATGATCGAAACCATCTTTCATTGTTCTTAGGACCCATTCCTCACAAAATTGAACTGGATCTCTGAATCTGTGACCCGCAAGCACATCTTGACGCACTGCCTTGAGCCAGACGTTCGCAGAATTGAGACCTTCAATCAGATCCAAGAGTTTACCTCTCATGTGGACCAGTACGTTGACAAGTCCCAGATTGGAAGACTCTTCCTAGGCTCTACTTCTTACAAGAATCTTGTTGAAGTGGCTTAGAAGGAGATGATCCAGCCAAACTCTGAGTAGGCTTTACGCTTAGCCTGGGCCTCAAATGAACACTAGCCCAAAAAGAAAGCCCCTAAAACCGTCCAAGTGGAAGACCGGTCAATCCTGATGTCTGACTACTACAAAGTCAAACCCGTCTCCATGGATGGTTTCAAAAATCCTAACCCATTAGTTATTCGCTAGACTCAGCATTATGATCAAGTTGTAGGTCATATATAAGACTGGATGGTTAGGTATCCAGAACCTGTTTCCAAGAAGGGAAGCCGACTCGTTCCGTTTTAGGAAGCCGTGAAAGGTAAAAGAGTCTCCCGTTCTGGATCGAAGATCGTTCGTGGCTTTGATTCTGCCTAAGAATTCGAATGGTCTTCAAAAGAATACCACAACTCGCTTGCAGCCTTGTAGCGTCAATTGTCAGGTAAGACAACTATCGATGCTAACTGCATGCCCCCATTTGAGAACATGGTGAGAAGATACTTTGATCACTACTTTGCCTAGCTGGAAGAAAAAGACCTTTCGTTTTTAGATTCTGGTAACCTGTTCTCATACACAGAAAGAGATGACTGGAGTGAGTCTAAGATCAGAATGTATTAGGAGAACATCCTCTCATAAATGAGACAGTCCAAGCCGGACACATTCAAAGGATCATTCATGCTCTAAGTCAAGAGTGGCGAAGTCTACAACTCTGTGGATTTCAATGAGAGAGATGGTTATCTCTATGATTAGGATAGCCGACCACGCGCCATCATGTGCCCTGCCAAGAAGAACTTTGACTGCTAAGCCGCATTATAGTCTATATGGTGGGATACTATCAAGTCAATCAATCCTAGCTTCGTCTAGGGATTGACCAAAGAATAGACTATCTCTGTCATCAAGAACATGATTCCTGATGAGTCATGGAAGTCTATCTCCATTGATGGTTCTGCTTTTGATAGCTCTCAATTCTCCCCTCTCCAGTAAGCTGTTGACAATCATTATTGGATGCGATTGAAACCTTATAACCTTAGGTACGTATCTAATGAGGAAAACTCTAAATTATTGGATTAAGTTCCTGAACAGTTCTTATCCAATCTGTACAATGCCATCTTATCGACTTAGAACCGCGTGTACATGGAGCTTCCCGATGTTAATGGCCCTGAATGGGATGATGCCACTCAGAATGATTTTAGAAGATGCTTTCCTGAAGTCAGAGACAAGGAACCTTGGCTGAATTACGTCTACTTCGACTTCGAAGGGACTACGTTCTCAGGTTTGTCGACGAGAACTACCCTCGGAAACACCTGGAGATCTCTCATGTATGCCTATTTTTATTTAGAGTATGCTGGGATTTCTGAGCCTTGGAATCGTTCAGATGTCTGCAATGTCATTGCTGCTGGTGATGATGTCACTTTCTTCGTACATCCTGAGTATGTCGATCGTGTATATCGTGCCATTTACGAGCTGACTGCACGTTCTAAGACCTAAACTACTCCTTGTGGTCTGGGGCAATGTGTCTAATCCGTTCACATACGTCGCTTCTATGAGATTGATTTCTGCTCAAAGTGGTTTCATTCGACTAGTGGCCAAGTGTGTGACCTGACATACGTCCGAGACTGTGAGAAGATTCTCACATAGAAGTAGTACTTTACAGGTCGGAATGAGCACATTCTGAAGAACCCACGTCTCCACAGAGAAGCTATTCTGAAAGGTCTCTAGAGTGAGAAAGTAAGCCACTTATTAGAGGATATCTTATAGCTGTAGTTGGACATGATCCCTGAAGTTGAATACGATAGATCATTACTTGATCAGATGGATTGTGTCAGACATGCAGTGAAGGATGAATCTAGTGGTTATTACATGGAGCACATTGTTGATCACCGCCTTGGTATCACTCATAAGACACTCTTTGATATCAGAGACCACAATTCAATCTTTCTGGGGTCTACCTCTAGACGAGTTGTTAATAAGTCGCAGGATCTGTCAGCTGCGCCACTTTTACATCGTTTGCTACTCTACTTATACTCTCTTGTGATATGCAAACCCTCCATATGTAGAAAAGTGAAAAGAGCTAATTGTTGCCTGAAGCTATAACACTGCGCAACCCCCTAAGATGTCACTCAAACAGTGCCATCTCAAGACATTCACGTTCGATAGAATTGAGGAATGAGGCTGTTGAGTTTCTCCAGCCCTACTGACCTTGATGCCTCCTGATTCTATCTTCGCATTTAGCGGCGTGTTCACTGCGTTTCAGTGTTGTCTTGCCG